GATTGGCGCAGCAACCTCGGCCTTGTTATCTACCACTTTCGCGACTGGAGCAAGCTGGAAGTTAATCTTAGAGCCAAAGCGCCACATCCGCAGCTCATACATCTGACCATTCTTGAACTTCCTGCGGTCAAGCGTGGTGCTGACCAGCCACTGCCCGTTGTAGAAGCACTCCCAGACAATCTGGTCTTGCGAGTCTGCGCTATCGCGCAGAACCGACTCGAAGACTGTCTTGTCGCCATTGTTCAGTGCAATCTCCATCCGTCCCATCTGACGCACTTTGGTGTCGAAATAGAGTCGCGTATAAGTCACGATGTTTCCTGCGTTGTCATCATCCGAGTTCTTTGGAATTGGTAGCTTCTTGCTTGGTCCATTCCAATAATCAGATTTGGCTCCAAAGCTCGGCACCATCGCCGTAGAGCCATACAGGCCCGCACCGTAATTCATCGTGCCTGATTGGACGTTCGGCTGACCTTCCACGTTGCCGTAGTTTGGGTAATTGGTTGGCGCATCGTTGTTCGTGCCGCCGGGGTCGCTGTCGAAGCCTTCTACTAATGCCTGTTCTGGTGCCTTGGTAGTCACGCCGTCAACCTCGCCAGGGTCGCCAAATTGGAGCACGGCGCCTTGGTCGTTCGTCCACGCCACCAGCCCGTTGTCAGCCGTCATGGTTGCGGTCAGCACAGGCGCAGACGGTGCCGTGCCGGCGTTGGTGAGCGCGATGTCGGTGCCGGACTGACCGGTGACGGTCGTTATGTCGTTTGAATGCGCCACACCATCGGGGACGATGAACGTTACCTCACCATTACCATGTCGAAACTTCTCCGAGAGGCTGATTTGGTCGTCTGCGATTGCTAGATAATACTTGTCAGGTTCATCACCGAAAATCAGCTGTTGTGGCTCATTCGAGGACAACAGCCCCGCAATCTCTCGGCGCTTGGCCACCATATCTCTCCTAATCAGGAAAGACACAGTCACCTTGCCTTCATCCGCAGAGGTGTATTTGAATCTCTTACCCGATGAAACTCCGAGCTTCTTGAGGTTTGCCTTACGGTTCTGACCAATATTTCGCTCGACATTGTTCGTCTCGAGATATTCACTCATATCTTGGCCGTTAAACCACCATTGGAAAGTCACCTATCTCACACCCCTTATGCGATTGCTTGTACGCTGCATGCGGTCAATTTCAATCTTGACCGGATCAGCTATCTCGCGAGCTAATTCCCGCTTGTCGATGTTGGCGCTGACGTGAACCTCGATGACTCGAGGCTGTGTCTCACCCACGTTCGTTGTTGTGCTGTAGTTGTTAATGACCTGATTGTTTGGAATGGCAGTATAGCGACTACCAGCCAACGCCTCAGGTTGCACTGCGCTGGATAGACCCACGGTGGCATTGACCATCGCAGCATCTGACAACTGACCGGCCATTGAGCCGACCGTATTCTTAACCGCCACAAATGATTTCTGTAACCCACTGTTCAGGCCTTGACGAAGTTGCCGATTGGCGCTGTTGATAGAGCCGTTAATGGCACCAGTCGAGATGTTCGGCGTGGCCGCTTGAGACATGGCAAGAGACGCTGCACTGACAGCACTTAGCTGGGATTGCATCCCCTCCGCTAACCCTAACGGAATGAACTTACCAACTTGGTCCCTCATTACCTTTGAAGGTGAATGGATGCCAAGTAGCTTCTTCATACCCTTGGAGATGCCATTGCCAATATCTTTTACCTTGTCCCACACGGCACCCGCCATTGACCCAATACCTGAAGCAAGTCCTTTGATGATGTTCGCGCCGATATTAAACAGGTTTAATTTTTCGAATACGCCCTTCACGCCCTTACCAACTGCTCGAGAGGCCTTATTCGACTGCCCCATTCCTTTCATGATACCAGTAGCAAAATGAGCTATAAGGTCAGACCCAGAAGTGAGAACCTTGCCAAGCGCGTAGCCTATGCCTTCAACGAAGGCCTCAACTACAGCCAGAGCCTTATCGGCAATCCGAGGAATGGCTTTGGCCAGACCCAACAGGAATGCGCCGATCAGGTCGACGGCTGCATCGATGATGCGGCCGAGGTTGTCAGCAATCCCTTCAATCAGGGCAACCAGCACGGACACCCCAGCGGTGATAACAGAGCCGAGATTTTGTGCGACTGCCGTCAAGAAGTTGGCGATGATTGACAGTACTGTCGTAGTGATCTGGCCAATGTTGTTGTTGATACCTGTAAGGATGCCAAGCAACAACTGTAGCCCAGAATTAACAAACAACGGAATAGCAGTGGTGAGCGTGGTCAGCATCGTCGTGATGATCACTAGCACACCTGCCGCGATGACTGGTGCATTAGCAGCCAGTGTCGCAACAAAGCCGGCAATCATGGTGGCAAAGCCAGCGCCTACCGCCGTCATCGTCGGAATGATGAGCGTCATGTTCTGACCTAGTGAAGTGATGGCATTAAGCAGCAACGCTATACCAGCCGCCGCCGCTCCAATACCGATACCAATGCCAGCGACTGCAGCACCGAACACGCCGATACCTATGGCATTAGCTGTTAGTGTCGGCCCTAGCAGAGCGAACACACCTGCGAGGGCAGCAATAGCAACTGTCACGCCAGCCAGAGCGATCATGCCTGCGGTACCTGTTTTTGCCAGCGACGAAATACCGAACACCAGCACACCAAATCCAGCAGCAGCAACACCAATTCCAACGCCTGCTTTAAGCATGTCACTACCCATGCCACCAAAGGCACTGCCAGCAGTCTTAGCACCGCCGGCTGTATCAGATGCCGCCTTACCAAATCCAGTCAGTTTACCAATAATGCCACCTGCTGTTTTACCAACTGCAGCAAAGCCGCTACCAACTTTTGCGAGGACTCCAGCGACTGGAGCCAACACCTTTACGCCGACAAGGGCTCCTATAATTGTTGTCACAGCCTTTGGGTTAGCAATAGCGGCATCAACAACCGCTTTGATGGCTTTAGCGATGCCATACATGACATCAACTACACCGGGCGGAACCGTTGTGCTAATTGCAGATGAGAACTCCTTAAAGCTCCCAATGTTACCACTTAGTACGCCGCCGGTTGCTTTTACAACATCAATGAAGTCGTGAACTGCTCCTCCAATGGCTGCCAGGACAGGCACAATCTTGCCTGCCGTATCCTTTCCAACCAGCTTCACCAATGAGTCATGGAACTTATCAAAACTCTTGAAGTTGCCTGAGATAAAAGCAACTAACATACCGATTGAGTCAGAGATCGCTGTGATTCCACTTTGGATGAATGGCGTGGCCTTAGTGATCGTGTTGATGATGCCACCAATCAGATTAGTGATGTTGGCTTTACCAATCGCGTTAAAAATGGCCAGGAACGCATTCTGGAAGTTCGCCTGCAAGTTACCCAATGCGCCTTCAAAGGTCTCAGTCGAGGCCGCGGCTTTCTTGGCCGCGTCAGTCATACCAAGCTGTTCAATTGCCTTGTTGAACTCGCCGGCACTGATCTGACCCTTCTCCATCGCGTCACGGAAATTCCCGGTGTAAGCACCGTTCTTCTTCATGGCCTCCTGCAGCTTGCCAGAAGCGCCGGGAATGGCGTCAGTGAGCTGGTTCCAGTTTTCAGTGGTCAGCTTACCAGCGCCGGCGGTTTGAGTGAGGACCATCGCCACAGATTTGAACGTGTCCGCGTTGCCGCCAGCGACGGCATTCAAGTTGCCGGCCGCCTTGGTCAGTTTTTGATAGTTAGGAATACCGTTTGCGGCCAGCTGTGCGGTCGTGTTCATAACGTCGCCCAGGTTGTAGACGGTCTGATCAGCGTAGGTCTTCATGGCCTTCGATGCTTGGTCCGTTTCTTTTTTGGTGAAGCCTGCGAACTGCATGGTCGACTTAAACTTATCCATGCTGTCAGACGCTTCCGCGGCCCCACTGATAAGGCCGCCGAGGCCACCCGTTAGGGTACTGATTCCTTGCTGAGCCAGGCCCATGACAGCGCCCAGAGAGAGCTTCTCCTTGAGGCCACCGAAGACCTTGCCTGCATTGGTGCCCGGGGCAACTAAGCCCTTCATCGCACCCTTGAGCTTGTCCATCGTGTCGATTGCCTCGTTGCCGCCATCGGCTTTAATGTCAATTACAACCGTGCCGTCAGCTGCCATAGCTGTCACCTTCTTCCTCTTCTTCGTCATCAGCATCAGGGAGCGCTAGTGCGTGCTGCTGTCTCCTGACGGCTTCTTTCTGTTTCTTATCCTTGATGTCGCTAAGCTTGGTCGCCCTGATGTGCCTAATTCGCACGAAGGCTGTATCATCGGGCAACGCATCGAACAATGCCGCAAAGCTCAACCAGTGCAGCCGGCCTTGTTCTTTGACTAGGTCGATGCCATACGCTTGACGGAACGCCGCATAGATATATGCCGCATCGTAGTCGAAGTCGTAGTCAGCCTTGAAGTGCCTGCTCTCGCCTTTAGGTTCGATTGGGTCGCCATTGATGTCATACCGTGTCGGTTTCTGCTTGGCCGTTGTGATCAATTCGATGATGGCGTTGTGCACATCCACCCAGTCCGTCTCTGGTGGCATGTCCTGCTTGATGACCAGCCGCAAGAAGGTCTCGCATCGGTCAATCATGGTCATGCCTTCATCGCCACGTGCTTTGAGCGCATAGAGCACATTGTCGAAGCTCAGGTCGAGCCGGTACGTGTGCTGGTTGACAGTCACCTCGTTTGGCCATGGATCATATAGATTCATGCCTCATCACCGCCTTAGCGCCGCTTGCGGTTCTTAAGGTAGCGAGCTTTGCGGTTTTCTGACTTGCGTTGAATGTTGGCAAGCTTGTTCTCCAGCTTGTCGGACACGATTTGGTCAATTCGCTGATATAGCACCAGCAGGTTGATGAAGCTGTTGCCACCGCCAGCATTAGCCAGCTGATCATAGGTGCCTTCCCCAAAGTCGGTATCGAAGGCCACCTGCAACGTCTTACTCATAGCCTCAAGAGCCCGCTTGACGTTGTCGTCGGTAATCTCATCGCCTACGACATCCGCATACTCCTCTTCGAGCTGGGAGATTTTCTGCTTACGTAGTTCAGCCTTGGCCTTTTCGGCAATCAAAGCTTCGTCTGAAAAGTCGACTTCGAGCAAGACCTCCGTGGTTTTGCCATCATTCTTGTGCTCAATCTCAATGGGGAGCTTAATCACCGACGACTCAAGAACTAGTTTTTCCATGTTTTTCCTCCTAAAAAAGGCGGAGGGAGCAAGCTACTGCCGCCCCCTCCGCCATTCAGCTATTTATGATTCGCCGCCCGGTTGCCAGTACTATGACTTTCTTAGGCGACGATTTGCTCAATTAGCCTTCTGCTGCAGCCGTTACTTCAACCGTGGACTTTGCAGTCTTGCTGCCATCCTTTGTGGTAACGGTGATGTTAGCACTGCCGGCGGCCACGCCTGTTACGAGGCCTTGATCGTCTACTTTGGCAATGCCATCATCGCTGGACGCGAATGTCGTCACGGTTTCAGTCGCATCATCAGGTGCAACTGTAGCGGTCAGCTGAACGGTCTTACCGACTTCAACGCTTACCGAGGTCGGTGCCAAAGTCACCCCTGACACCGCTACGATTTTGGGACAGCAGGTGTCACTTTCGGAGCTTGAACGAAGTCAAGATGGCCCTCGAAGTCTTCGTAGTCCGTAGCGTCACCGCCACCTGCCTTGATTTCCATGGCCTTCGCAACACCAATAACGGTGTCACCATTGGTCTCCACAATCTTGTGCCAAACCTTTCGCTCGTCGTCGTTGGTCTTGCGACGAAGCCCGGCCAGCAATTCTTGAGCGGGGTCTTCTGGGTCGTAGAAACCTGAAAAATTCCAGACTTCTGAACGGCCATTCAGCACGGTTTCGGTATTACCGTCACCGTCATAGAAGCCCTGATCGTCCGTGTCCTCTTTGGTGTCATCCTCAATGGTCTGGATGAAGTGAGCCAAAGGCAGCCAGCTCTCCTCGGCCGGTTGTGTCTCATCGCTCGTGTATGGGGCGATGTAGTGCAGACGTTTTGCGTTCTTTTTACGCATAATGTTCCTCCTCACTTAAATGTTGTCAGGTTCGCGGTAAAGTCCACGACCCAATAGAAAAAGCCCGGCTCCTCAGCTTGAGAGAACGCAGGCTTACTTGTGATGCTGATGCCGCCGAATTGGTAGCTGCCATCCTGGCTGTCTAGGTCAGACAAGGTCTCAAGGTAGTTCTGAACCTGCCAGAGTTGGTCATTAGCCGCCTCTTGGTCTTGAGAGTGAATGACGTACTCATAGGCGAGTGCGACATCCTTCTCCCCATCCATGTACTCTCTTGTTACCTGTCCGCCTGGCATTGCATAGAATGACGCCGACTCGGCTGTGCCTGGCAACCCGATACTTGTCGGGAGCGGCATCTTCTGGCTGTTGATGGCCTCCTTGAGACGGTCGTTGAAATCCATTAGAGCTGTGCCCCCTTCACGAATGCGTGCTGCCATTTGCTCATGTACAAGCCCTTAGCCCGTTCATCCCACTTCGGACCGGTGCCTGGTGTGGTGTAGTGCCAGCCGACACCGCCGACCCATTGATAGTGGGCGTAAGGCTCGATGAAATGGATGCGCGAACCATCAGAAGCCACGACCGAGCTACTGCGGAGGTGGTTGTTCTTCTTCGGTACAAACTGGTTCATGTCAGCAGCAGCTTGGTTGGCCATCACGACCATGCCACGCTGAAAGCCTTGACGGCTGAGCTTACGCTTTAGGCCGCGGTCATTGATCTGTACTGAGAAGCCCATCAGATCACCTTCAATTCGATGCTGAACGGGGCGCTGCTGTCAGGCTCCTCATGACTCGACCAGTCGACCACTTTGTACGGGTGACCATTGAACGTGAGCCGTGCTTGCAGCCAACTGTCGTCGATGGCGTCCGGATATCCGGCAGTGTATGCAGCAAATAAAAAGACCGTAGCATTCGCCACGATCGTTCGATTTGCGCCCACGCCAGAGAAGTCCTTGGTCAGGTCAACGCGCACAGGTGCCAGCGTTATTGCCTTGTCGTAGGTCGGCTTGTTGTAGTCGCCTTCACCGAGGAACCGCTCGACCGTCACTGTGTCATTGAGCCACGCACGGTCCGGTTGGATTACGCTCATAGGTGCATCACTCCCCTGTATAGCAAGCCGGTGCCTGACAGCGAACGTAGCGCATCATCGCAAACAATCGTGCCAGACACATTAGCAGCCGCATCACCGAGCGTCTTGGAGACTGTAGTGGCACCAATGGACTGGCTAACCGTCTGGGCCTGTGCCTCCTTGTACTGGGCGCTCGACTTTATACCAGTGTCGGCCATGTACTTGATCTGCAGCATGACAGCTCGCTTGAACCGCGTTACACGCAAATCAAACGGATCATCATCAATGGTGTGTGTCTGATAGTAGTTGTTGGTGATTTCGTCCAAGTACATTCCGGCGAGCGCCGACAATCCGTCAAAGTCATCGGGTAACTCCGTGACGTGCATCGCCTGAATGTAGTCTTCCGCTCCAACGTATAGTGTATTGGTCATCTAATCACCGCCTAGGAAGCAGCAGCCACGGTCACCTTGACGGACGCCGTGAAGCTGCCGCTCGTAGCGGTAATGTTCGCCGTGCCCGCAGCTACAGCCGTAATGGTTCCGTCAGCCGCTACCGTCGCAACGGCTTCGTTATCAGAAGCGTACGCGATGGCCCCGTTGATGGTAGCCGCATCACTTGCGTTAGCTGGTTCAGCAGCAGCCGTTACCTGCTTAGTGTCGCCGACCTTCATGCTGGCCGTCTGCTGGCTCATCTTGAGCCCCGTGGCCGGAGTCGGCGCTACGCTTTTGGGACCGCACTCACGTAGATGGCCTTCTTGGCGTTGTCAAAGACGATGGCATCGTAGTAGTCGAGGCCCTTAATGGTGTCGCGGTAGCCGGAACGATCTTGCGCAGCAGGAACCGTGTCCACCGTGCCAAACTTGACGATTGGCGCAATGGCGGTTAATGGGGTCAGGATGAACTGGATGGTGTCATCAATAGTCAGGCCCTGAATGCGGTCTTTTGCTACCTTGATGATTGGCACCCCACCATCGAGTTGCGCAACGTTGCGGTTGATGCCGGCAATCTGCATCTGGTTGGTCGTGAAGGACTTGTTCACACCGGTGGCGTTCTTGAGCATCCGGTAGAATGCCGCGGAGACGAACATCACGTAACCGCCAGGCACTTCGTTGTCGGTCATGTATTCTTCCGCAGCGTCATACAGCTTGAGCACGTTGTCTTCGGTCACCACGGTCGCGTCCTTGTTGCCGGCGTTGTCGTACAGTGCCTGGATTGCGACTTGATCACGGTGCGGAACGGTGATCAGACGGCGGTGTTCAGTGACGATGTTGTTAATAGTGAGCGCAGCAGATTCGGATTCATCAAGCTGGTCAACGTCATAGCCGAACCAGTCTTCGTGGGTCAGCTTAACCGTTTCCTTCTCGATGCTAATCTGGTTGCGAGCATTTTCGCCGTTGCGCTTGTACTGCGTGGCATCCACGAAGCCGCTCATTTTGTTGATGCGCACTTCATTAGCACCAACGAAATCGGCTGCAGTCACGGACTTGGCGCCCTGCGTCAGTACGTCCCACACTTGAGAGTCCGCCTTGAACTCCTTGTCAATGGTGGCAAGGTCTTTACTGTCTAATACTAATGGCATAGTTTATACACTCCTTTATGATTGTTTGCCGGATAGGCGAGCAGCAATCTTGTCGACCATGCTCGTGCCGCCGGCTGGGTCCGCGTTAGGGTTGCCCGATGGGGTAATCTGTGGGCTGTTTGGCTTGGCTGGTTCTTGAGTGGCGGCCTTGAACAGGAACTTGCTGTCATCGGCTTCCTTGAGTGCCTTGAGCTGGTCGTCGAGACCAGTCAGGTTACCCTTTTCGTCCAATTTGAGCACATCTTTGTTAATCAGGGCGTTGACCGCTTTGGTGTTAAGTGCCCCAGACTGGATCAGTGCCAGATTGGTGGCACTGTCTAGCTTTACTTGGGACAACTGCGCCGCTGCGTCCTTCTCGGCCTGTGAGTTGGCTTCTTTGAGCTTGTCAATCTCGGCTTTGAGGTCGCTGTCGCTCTTGTGGTCCTTCTGCAACTGGTCAAGCTGGCCTGTGACTGTGGTCACCTGTTCCTTGGCCGCATCGCGTTCAGATGTCAAAGTGTTCACCTGCTCCTTGAGCGGGTTCAAGTCTTGACCATACAAAACCATCGCGCCTTTGACTTGGTCATCGTTCAGTCCTAATGCTTTCAATGCTTCTGGGTTCATGTCTTCTCCTAAGCAGTTGTTGAGCGGGTCTGCTCCCGCATGGATTTGGACACAATAAAAGAGCAGTTTAGCGACTTACTCAGGTCGTGTGTCTATGCTTCTGTGAGATATGCCTCTCCGAGGTCCTTAGTGCGCTTGCTAAAGCAATAGCAGCGGCCGAAAATGTTCAGCTGCAGCCAGGCTTCTGCCTTCCAACGACCGCCTTCTCGGTATGTGGTCATGTAGTGATGTAGCATGATAAGCCTCCTCAGTATGAATGTGTGAATACTTTTTCTCGTGCATAGTCGCGATGTAGATAGTCAAAATCACTCATCAGCTTGCGTAATGCCGCTTGGTTGCGACGAACTAGTAACTGGTTGCGCATCACGCCATCAGTATCGCTCATTTTCTCCGCCAAAGCTTGCTTTTGCTTGTATGCTCGAATGCGACGCTCTAGTTCGCGTTGTTTGGCTACCATATCCCCCTTGGCGATTGCCTCAGCTGGATCATACTGCGGCTGGTTGTTTGAGCTTGCACCTGGCACGTATAGCCACTTGAGATGGTGGCAGTTGATGCCGAATGTACCTGACGGCGTGCCGTAGCCGTGATCGTACAGACTGATAAAGTGCTCACCTGTGTTGGCATCAGTGAAGCTCTCTGGCCGGGTGGTCACCAGCTTGCCCTGAATGGGCGCGCAGGCAGCACGGCTGGCCTCGTGGCTGCTCATAACGAAGGTATCAACGCCTACGTCATCGGCTGCCTGGTCGCGTACCGCTTGAAAGGCACGGCGGCTGGTATTGTCCACGACTAGTCGGGCATAACTCTCTAGGCTCCATCTATGGCCGCCTTTGTCGACTAGTCCGAGGTCGATGCCTTTGTCGCGCCAGCGGTAGATGGTGGCCTTAAGCGCCTGATCAGGTGTTCTAAGGCCAGCAAGCACATCAGCGGTCGTTTCTTTGACTATCTGCTGATAAGTCTTGGTGGCCGCGTTAGTGCCGTAATTTGTGCTTAGCAGTGTCTGGTTGACATTGTTTTCAAGCGCTTGGAAGGTTTGCTTGAGGTAGCCGTCTAGTACTTGCTTGGTCATGTTGACCTGCATGGCACTGACCTGCTTGCCCGCCGCCTCTGTGGCGCGCGTGTATTCTTGGTCGACTACCTTGTAGCCCTGGTGCTGGAATAGCTCGACTAGCTTGGCACGAGCAATGCCGGTCGCCTTTGAGGTCTCACTGATCACGTCCCAGTTGACTAGGTGCAGGTCATTCATGACCTCCATCTGCCATTGTAGGATGCTGGTCTTGTCAACGTCCTCGATGCCATGCTGCTGCAATCGCTTGATGAAGTCCTCAAATAGCTGTTGTTCGAGGTGCTGGTACACATCAATGATTGAGGCCTCGGTCTGGTCCATCTGGTGCTGGGTAACCTTGGCCATCATTCACCACCGCCATCTCCAGTGCTGCCATCTCCGTTACCGCCAAATAGGCCAGCGGTCGGGTCTGTTGTGTTGTCGATGGTACTACCGGCAATCTCGGCTGCCGTCTTGCGTGCCTGGTCTTCGGTAACACCCTGAATGTGCATGATTGCCTGCCAGTCCGTGCATAGACCGGCGGCCTGCAACTTGATCCAGTAGTCAGCGGTCGCGGCCTTGTCGGTGAAGATACCATCGTCAAAGTCCACGGCCACTTGGTCAACCGTGGGAATAGGTCCAGTGTAGATGCTACCGCCATTGATTACCGTCGCACGGCCAAGCTCACAGATGGACACGACCAGCTCTTGAATGGCACGCTCGACCATCGTTAAGTGGCTATTGCGCGTCTGGTAAGTCATGCTGTTTTCGCTGACTACTTCGGTCGCTGTCTTTAGCGACTGCCCATCGAAGCTAAAGGTGCCAGCAGATAAGCCCACCTGCATCTCCAGCGTCTTCAAGAACTGGTTCATGCTCGTCACATAGTCGCTGGCACGAATAGGCGTGGTGAGGTCTGTGACGCTCATCTTGTCTGGATCACCTGGCACGGTGACAAAGACGTTCTGGTCTGGGTCAAACGTCTGCTTGGCCTGCTCAGTGCCACCCTTGACGAACTTCACATCGGTCATACTTTCCGGAACTGCGATGCGCCGCTGCCCGTTTCTGACTTCCCAGTTAAACTGATCATAGGTGTCATTGAGCTGTTTGAGCGTGCTCAGGGCGTTGTCGCAGATGCCGATACCAAGCGGGCTGTTGAGACTCTTGTTGTTGAAGCCGGAGGGCTTAATGTACACGAACAGCGGCCGGGAGAAGCCCGGCATGTTGGCCGTGTCGGTCAGGTCTGGGTATAGCATGCTTAGAGGCACGCGGTTACCCACCTGGTCCTTCATCTCACTGCGGTACAGCTCGTTGGTGATGGTATAGCCCAGCGGTGACCACTCATGGAACTCAAGCAGCGTGTAGTACGCCGTCTTGCCGCTCTCGGTGCGAATGGTAGGCGTAGCGATAGCAGCCTCAGTGATGTCGTTGGTGTTGGACCGCAGCGGGAAAAAGTTTGGCGCCTGTATCCATGCCAGCTTGATTTGCCCCGTCTGGTTATCAACGTATGGCCGAATAGCCAAGCCACCCATGGCTAGGCACGACTCCAAGTAGCGCTCGAAGTTCTTACCGAAGTCGTTAGCGTTGAGCACCTGCTGGACAAACTTGTTTGCCTCATCGTCATGGGGCGTAGCGGCGTCCGTATCAGCTTCTGATGGTTCGCGGGTATCAACGGACACCTTGCTCTGCTCGTTGTACAGGAGGCTTGCCAAGCGTCTGCTGACGACCTGCATCATGTTGAGGCTGACATATGGCCTCTCCTTTTGGTCGCCATACGTGTTGGAATATTTGACAGCCGGGAACATGCCTTTAAAGTACAGCTTGTCGCGGTCGATGCGAGCATACTCGCGTGCATCAACGTTGATTTTCGGGTGGTCAGTAATCTTGCTCAAATTATCGACAAGGCCCATGGCTGCACCTCCTTTCCTGAACCAATTTTTGACTGTGTCGATGAAGCTCACAGGCGTCACCTCCTAGCGTTTGAGACCAAGCCGGCGGCGGTTGTCCAAGCACATGTACTTGAAGTTGTCGCAGGTGTGGTCGTTTTCCTTGATGACTTTCGGGTCATCGCTTTGGAACGTATTTTCGTCCCACTGGTACTTTTGATGCTGTTCCAGAAATATCTGATTTCCTTCTGTCTCCAAAACAAAGACCCGCCCTTGTGCGAGCAGGTCTTGTACCACGTCTATCATGTCGGCTTCTTTTTGTTTGGCCACCGGGTGCCAGTTGTCGTGATAGTCGTATGCGTACTGGTTGCGGATAGCACCTTCTGCCGAGTCGATGGTCTTGGTTATAACCGGAGCCTCGGGGTATCTTCCGCTCAACTCAATGATGAAGGCGTGCATGTCCTTGACCAGCTCACTTGGCGGCTTCTTGTTGACCTGATGCGCCGGTGAGTAGTAATAGGTGTCGAGTACATACACGTTACCCTTGGCGCTGAACCCGTAGGCTGTTAGCGCCGTTGCTGACTGCATGTGGCCGGTATCGACCGAGAAAGCCAGCGCCATGACATCATCGTCACTAGGCATGCTTTGAACCCGGTGAAACAGCTTCATGTTGTATATGTTGGTACCCAGCCCGATTTCCTCACCCAGATACAACCAGCGGTAGTAGTCGGGGTCATTGGCCTTGTACTTTGCAATCAAGTCGAGTTGCTGTTTGGTGGTAAACCCCAGCTCATCATCGAGATATGTACTTTCATCGATGAAGTAATCAGGATCACCGCGCAGGCCGTCCACCCATTCATTGATCCAGTCGTAAGGGTTCTTTGGTGGGTTGTAGGTGTAAAACACGGGCACCCGGTCAACCCACGGTGACTGTTGCCGAATGAATGTCGGGTTTGACTGGTCAAAAACCTCGGCACTCTTGAAGTTGGCAGCTTCTTCGTACCAAACTCCAATCACATCACCGACCGTGTTTGACTTGAGCTTCTCGGGGTCATTCGCTCCGTAGAAGTAGAAGGCTGAACCGGTGCGCCGGTGGGTAATCATCATAGGCGACACCCGAAAGTCATACTCATGATCAATGTGGAGCTTCCGCAGTGCCCAAGCTACCTGTTTGTAAACCGAATCGCGCAGGTTCTTCCCGTTTTCGCGCACACAGATGACGTTAGCGTGATGTCCAAGCTGGGTTTGCTTCTTCATCATCACGGCCAGCTTGAAAGATGTGGTCGATGACTTAAAAGAACCCCGGCCACCATTCAAAATGAAGTAGGTCGCATGTGACCGCCACATCGGGTAGAAGTGTGGTTGCACCAAAGTGGACAGCTTGAGCTTGACGGCAATCTTTGGCCTAGTCTTCTCCGATGTCATCAATGATCACTGTCCCCTCTGTATCATCGCCCTTGCCGGTGAGCAGGTCAGCCTTGGCCTCTGCGATGTCAGCTTCCGCCTTGGCCTTGCGCCTTTGTTCTTTGATGAGTTTGTTCTCGTCTTCGGTCTTCTGACTATCACTGTACTTCTCACGCCAGTTGTTTTTGAGCCAAAAAATCATCGCCGTGTTATCACCCTGCAATGCTTTGTTGTACAGAACGTTTTCTACGATGAAGTTTGCGGCCTCTTTGCCCCTTTTTAGAGCTTGCATAATCTGCACCGACTCAGAGCGCCATTTGTACAGCGTTCTTGGGGCAACGCCCATGTTGTGGGCGATTTGTACGTCAGTGAGGCCGTTACGTTTCCATCCGACTATGCATGTCAGCTTGTCGGGCTGCTCCCACTCTTTTAAGCGGGATTTTGGCCCCGGCTTGTTTCGAGCAGGCATTTAATCACTTCCGTTTGTATTTTTGGTCGAGAATTTTAGGAACCGTGGCATTCCAGTCTACGTTGTGGTGTAGTCGATAATGACCGTCTCCCATCATGGCAATTGAAACTGAGCTTGGCTGCGTCATGACCGTGTAGAAGGATTTTAGATACGTCCCTCCGTCCAAATACGCGCCAGTCATGCCGCCTTCGTTTCCCTGCGTCTGTTTCTGGTCCATTTGGACATCGACAACACTCATCATCAGCTCGCCTCGGCGCCCCAAGTCGCAGTATGCGTTAACGTCTTCGTTGATGGATCCAAAGAAAGGTATCAGCCTGTCCGTTCTGCTGAAGAATGTGTTCATGGCTTTGCGTAGTACACGCCGTTCCCAGTTGGTGTTTGTCCCGCCAATCAAATCCCCCCCCTGTATGAATGCAACCGTGAGGGCCCCAGTATCTTCGAGGAAATCGAGCATATCTTCAAACACCTTGTTTAGGTTCTTTATTTTCCCTGACTTCAACTTTCTGTGCTGTTCATAGCGAAACGAAAAGCTAGTGTAATCATCGTCTAGCTGGAGCATGTACTTATACCCGAGCTTCTTGGCCAGCTTCTGACAAGCATTACGGGCGTACAAGATGACGCCGTAGTTGTGGAAGTTATCCATCACGTCAAAATCGTGTTCGATTTCCTTCTTACTGAATTGAAGCACCTTATCCCCGTATCTCGCGAAGTACGCCGGTGCCTCTTCGTCGTCAGTGTCAATGACCAAATAGACCGGACCAGTGTATCCGCATCGTTTCAACGTCTTTAGTGTTGTTACATCGTCTGAACGGCCGTGAGTGAGGATGAACACCGCAAACTCGTCCAGCCTACTCATCAGCCTCACCCTTCCGCATTCGCATCAACCGGTCGCTTAACTTCACGTATCCGTCCTTGATAGCATCATCAAAATCAATGATTACGAGCGCGCTATCCTCGAACAGCTTCTGTACTTCTTTGTCCGCGTGAGCGTAATACTCAGCAATGGCCGCATAATCGAACCTGTAATGACGGGTGGCAGCCAACCTAAGGAATGCCTTCGCATCGCTAGGAACCTTTGATTTTTCGATTTCTGCAGTCAACTCATCAACCTTGTCTGGATCAACGAGCTGGCTCAGCTTTGGCTCAACCCCCGTAATCTGATAATGCGGAACGTCAACCTTCATGGTGTAGGTGTCGTCTTGAATTTCTGGGTCTTCCAATGGTGAACCACCGAAACCGTACTGGCTCATATCAATGCTGAGAATTTCCGCCAGCTCTCCTTCGAGCAGGTCTTCGTCCCACGTTGCCTGCTCCCCAGTTTTGTTATCAGCCAATCGAAGCGCACTGGCCTTGTCCTTGTCGAAGTCAGCCACAAGGACCGGAACAGTTTTTAGATGGAGGTACTTAGCCGCTTTTAGCCGCGTATGACCGATAATCACGACACCAGCTTTATCCACCACGATTGGTTGTTGCCATCCGAAATCGCGAATACTGTTCGCAACAGGAACAACTGCGTCATCGTTCTTGCGCGGGTTCTTCTCGTATGGCGTGACCTTGTCAATGGGCCAGTCTTCTACTTTCATGCGCTTACCTCCATCAAAAATAGCCCGCCAAATTGGCGAGCCTCGTTGAAGTGGTCGCTACCGAACCACCACTTGCACGCTATCAATATAGCGCGTTGTTTATCGTTGCTGTGTCGCTTCTTCATCGCGGTTGTGTCGCTCTTGCATCGTTCTCGTGTCGTTATTTCGGTTCAGCCGCACTCATCTGGACGATATTCTCCAGCTTGACCGCCAGCCACTTGCCATCATCGACCGTGAGCACCGCGCCGCCCTTATCGCCAGCGAGCCAGCGTTTGAAGTCGCTCCGCTTTATGACTACATTCACCATGTTGTAAGTGTCCACGTTTTCTTCTTCCGGCTGCCAGAGCATAGCGTAGACGGTAAGGTACTCGCCTTCAGTCACGGTCGCTCACCGTCCTGTATACCAGTAGCTCGCTCGGCACCGGTGGCCACACCTCAGCGAACGCCACCAGCGCCTCTTCCTTGGCGTGGTAGTATGCCGTGTTGCTCATCGCCAGCCGATCCATGAGGGCCTCTGCGGTGATTGGACGGCCTATGTACAGGCCCCGCAGAATCAGCCGTGCCTCATCACTTTCGATGCACTCAATAGCCCTCTTGACCCGCTCCACGAACTGCTGGTCACTCAGATGGTCAACGATGCGACTCTCCGCCGTGTTTTCGACTGTGTCGTTTCGGGGCATGCCGTCCATGGCGGGTGACTTGAGCCCCAGCACGTCCGCCCGCTTTGCCTTATTTTCTCGGTGCCGGAAGTCTCCCAGCAGCCGCTCTGCATTCTTTGCGGTTTCCTCGTGATCAAGCCGCCGAAAATATGTCTGTACCAGACGCCCCATACGCCACACCCCTTATGCTATAATGAGTCTCGGAAAAGTTTTGGGGGAAAGCGTGCCGTAATGGTGCGCTTTTTTGATGCTTATGACGTACTAACTCAGACCTTCAAATCAAAAACAATGGTTGCAGGTTCTTTAATATGCCCCTTGAATACTGGTTTCTTGCTACCGGATATCTTTGACAGCAATCGGCTCAGCTCCGAGCGGCAGATGATGCCGCTTTTCTTTAACCCGACCGTTGCGATGACAGCTCCCCGTGCGTCTGTTGGAGCCGCTAATACTGCCAGTTGCGATTGGCTATCATCGATACCTAATTGCAGAGCTGTGAAATCACCCAAGGCAACACGTGCTTTGCCATTAAGGACTAATCTGTTTTCGCTAAC